TACTCAATTACATTGTCGTAATAATAAAATAACTAGTTTTCAACATATGGTAAATAGTGTTATGCAATTAGATTGTGATAAGAATCAAATTACTAGTTTCCAACATTTACCAAATAGCGTTACTCAATTATATTGTGAATCTAATGAAATTACTAGTTTCGAATATATACCAAATAGCGTTACTAAATTACATTGTTATGATAATGAAATCACTAGTTTCGAATATATACCAAATAGTGTCACTGAATTACATTGTGATAATAATGAAATCACCAGTTTTCAACATCTCCCAAATAGTGTTACTGAATTATATTGTGATATTAATCAAATCACTAGTTTTCAACATCTACCAAATAGTGTTACTGAATTATATTGTGATAATAATCAACTTATTAGTTTTCAACATCTGGTAAATAGTGTGACTACATTATATTGTTTTAATAATCAAATTACTAGTTTTCAATATCTACCAAATAGTGTTACTGTATTATATTGTAATAATAATCAAATTACTAGTTTCCAACATCTACCAAATAGTGTTAATCTATTACATTGTTATAATAATCAAATCACTAGTTTTCAACATCTGGCAAATAGTGTTACTGTATTATATTGTGTTGGTAATCAAATAACAAGTTTTCAATATCTTCCAAATAGTGTTAATATATTATATTGTTTTAATAATCAAATTACTAGTTTTCAATATCTTCCAAATAGTGTTACCGAATTATATTGTTGTAATAATCAAATTGCTGGTTTTCAATATCTCCCAAATACTTTTACTAAATTAAATTGTAATGAAAATAAAATTACTAATTTTCAATATCTACCAAATAGTGTTACTAAATTAAATTGTGATGATAATCAAATTACTAGTTTTCAACATCTACCAAATAGTGTTACTAAATTAAATTGTAATATTAATCAAATTACTAGTTTTCAACATCTACCAAATAGTGTTACTAAATTAAATTGTACTGATAATCAAATTACTAGTTTTCAACATCTACCAAATAGTGTTAATATTTTAAATTGTAATCATAATCAAATTACTAGTTTTCAACATCTACCAAATAGTGTTACTAAATTAATGTGTAATTATAATCAAATTACTAATTTTCAACATCTACCAAATAGTGTTACTAAATTATATTGTAAATTAAATTCAATTACTTCTATTAAAGATTTATTATATATTCCATCACGGTTTAAGTGTGATATACATATCTCACCATATCAAATTTATAAAAATAATGTTAGGTATGAATTGAATAATATTAATAAAATGTTTAAAAATAAACAAATTATCATAATTCAGAAAACTTGGCAAAATTATTGGTATACTAATTTAATAGATGTGGAAGGTACTCAAATGAATAGATTTGGATATTATTGTTGGAAACAAATGTAATATATAATAATTGATCAATTTTCAAATTTTAATTGATGAATATGTAACTGAATTATATTGTTATTATAATTAAATCATTAGTTTCCAAATAGTATTACTTAATTTAAGATTTATAAAAAATATAGATATAATTATATTTATATTTTTAAAATAATATAAAATGAAGTATATAATAAATCAAAAAATTCCAAGTTTTGATCACACCCTAATTGGTGAAAAATTTACTAAATTAAATTGTGATAATAATCAAATTATTTATTTCAAACATCTTCCAAATATTGGTATAATGATTTAATATATTTGATTATTATTGTTCCAAACATATGATATATTATTAAAAATTAATTAGCAATGTATTATAATTTTTTAATTAATTTATCATCTTAAGTTTTTTCAGTACTGTATAATATTTTAATTTATTAACTAGATAATAATTTGATTCTTAATAAAATTTCAGATGGATAGATACAATGAGTATATGAATAATCGTTGAATAAATGATACAATTTAGATGAATTAATATATCCATTACATATATTAATTAAACTTATTTCACAACATATTAAATCATTAATAGTATAAGTGTCACTAAATTGTAATAATTGATCAATGTCAAATATTCGGTACCAAATTTTAATCATAATCATAATTATTGTTAAACATACCAATATATAATTATTGTCATAATCAATAACCCTGTATAATTTATCTAAACATCCCAAATATACGTACTTATTTAATTGTAATGTAATACATATATCATATATATATTTGGATAAGTCTGTTAATACATCTGTATATTTTATAATAACATCAGTATTATAATCAATATCATTAATTTTTCCAAAAATTAAGTCAATATTTAATTTTTGGATAAACTGATCGACTGATCTTTGGGTAGGATCGGGATGAAGTAACCAATAAATACCGTTAGTATACTCAGGTGACACTAATTCATGTAAAAATTTAAATGGATTACTCATGTAAATTATTTGGTGATTAAATATATTATCAAGAGTTCCTTTAAATATATATTTTCCAGTTAATATATACATAATATTTAATCCTAATGCCCAATAATCTGATTTGATTTTAGTCATTGACTTATTTACTAAACATTCAATTTCATCACTACATTTAGGTGAGTTAAGTAATTTATATATTTCTTCAGGTGATTTAAATAAATTTGTTTGCTCACAATACTCGTCTGGATGATGCTGGTATAATGATAATCCAAAATCTATAATATATAATTTTTGTGAATCATACATAATATTAGTTGTTTTCAAATCACAATGATAAATACCAGATTCATGTAGAAACTTGATCCCACTAACCACATCTCTGATAAATGATAATTTTGTATCATTATTGAAAAAATTCATATTCATTTCATGTAAATTACATTCGTATAATGGCATTAATAAATCAGTTGATATATCATCAATTTTATAATTAATTAATTTAATTATATTTGGATGACTAATTCTTGATAATATATCAATTTCTACCAAATTGGTAATTCCATTAGCATCATGGTATATTCTTTTTAATCCATACCAATAGTTGTTATCATTAACTTTATAAATTTTTCCATATCTGCCTTCATTAATTAATGACATTTTAAAATTAATTAATTTATTTTATAGTGTCAATTATTTCAATCACTTGAAAAAAAATATTATTTTTTTTAAATTAAAAATGGATATTTTTAATTTTTCAGGATATTCAAATATTTATGATATATTCAAAAAACATTTTGTTGGTATTGAATTATATCTTAGAGCAGCGAATTTTATTGATTATGTATATAATTCAAATAAATCATCAACACAAATTAATAAAATTATAAATGATTTAAAGTCACATAATAAAAACCATCTAGAATTATTAACTGATGTTGTTGTTCTTGATGAAATGTTATTTAAGTGGTATGAACATTTCAATAAAACCAATGCTAATTATGACTTTATTGATGAAACTTTAGTTAAATATAATTTATGTGAAGATGTATTATGGAATAGATTATATAAAAAATATGTAGATCCTGATTGGAACCTTGACACTAAACTTTGGATAGCAGATTGTCCTAGGACTCAAACTTTAACTATCTGGTCAGATGATTCTTCTAAAATTAAGTATAAATTGAAACAACAAATTGTCGATAATTTATATGTTTATACTAATGATGAAAATGAAATTTATGTCATGTATATTTTATATCCTAAAAATTTAAACATCTTGTTATATTATTCATTATTAAATCTTAAATTCAGTTACTTTTATGAATTTATCAAAAATAAATTGGAAAAATTAATTATTGGAATCCAAAAAAATTCTGATTATCTAAACTTAAATTCAGATAAATTTATACCTCAATACAGACAACAATTATTAGATATGGTTCCGTTGGATGATTCATATAAATCAATTAGAGATGATATTAATAATATTCCAAATAATGTACCGACTTATAGAAAAATAAAATTAATTAATAAACTATTTTCATAATTTGTCATAAAAATGAATTTTATTATTATAATAAAATAATAAAATGATATATAAAGATGTATTACATGAAATTATGAAATTTTATATTTTATATTTGAATGATAATTTTTATAAGGAAATGAAATATAGACAAAAATTATGTACTGATAAAATTAAGATTATCTGTCCACCGAATCCAGTTAAATACATGGTGTTGAGTAAATTCATATGTGACTTATTTTATGAATATTATGATATTAACAATAATATGAATTTAAGAATTAGAGATTTGCATAATGATTGTGAATTAATTGGATTGGTCTAAATATTTTCAACCATACTGTTTAGCTTGTCAAACAGGAAATTTAACGTATGTGAAAAGTGCAGTGTATTGTATAAATGAAACATCATTAACCAGAGATCAGAATATTGGGTTATATATTGCAGTAACATTTAAACAATATGACATAGTTAAATACTTGATAAATAAATGTAAAAATGTTATAGCAAATGGGACACATTTTAATATATTTGGATGTGCAGCTGGGAATAATATCATGATTATTAATAAATTGCTTGAATACACTGACGAATCTAATAGTATCCTGAATGCAATATTACCAGTTCTTGATATACCAGAAATTAAACAAATATCACTATTTGATGAAATGATTGGATCTAAGTGTATATGGTTAGACTATCAATTACTTAATTTAGATAGTATTGAAAAGTGGATTTATTTCGAAGGATCATTGTATATTAATCCATTAACATCAACTATTCCATGTGTGTATGGATGTTATACTATTCAATGGTTTCATTATTTTATGAATGAAAATATAATGGATTTTGAAACTACATATAATGAAGATGGTATATTTCATAATATGTATGAGATTATTGAGAAACTTGAACAATGAATTAAAATATATATTGATAAATAGAAAATGATATATATTTTAACAAAATTGATTGGAATAAAATAGAGAGACTAAAATGAAAAAAAATAACAAAAAAATACAATTATATTATTTAATATGTGATGAAAATAATATTTCATCATTTAAATATTTACCTGAAACAGTAAAAATATTATTATGTCGGTATAATTTAATAAAAAGTTTTGAATATTTACCTAAATCAATTAAAAAATTAACTTGTAATTTTATATATCTTACTAATGGTATTGAATATATTTATTGTAATCATAATTTAATTAATAGTTTTGAATATTTACCATCAAGTGTGATAATATTAGAATGTTGATTTAATAACTTAACATCGTTTCAATATTTATCCAATACTATAAATTGTAGTCATAATTTAATCAAATCATTTTAATATCTTCCTAAAACATAATTGAATTGAATTGTTATAATATTGGGGAGTTAAATTGTAGGAATAATTTGATTAAAACAAATAAAGATTTAATATGTTTAGGGAAGATTAATTCAGATATATATATATATCAAGACCAAATTTATAAAAATAGAAATAATTAAAAATATTTGTGAAAATACAGCTTGTCGATTAATTCAGAAAACATGACAGAGATACTGGTATGATGAATGATGTTTAATATTTCAAATTACATAAGGGGACACTTCCATATTTCTAACCATTTCACACATACCTTGATTATCACCACAATAAATAATATCTTTAATTGAAAACAAATTTTGTCGAAACCACATTATTTTGGGTTGTTCACACAATATATAAGTTCTAATTCGATAAATTTTATTTAAATTTGCATTTATCATTACTTCAGTTAATAATCTCTGACATATATCATTTGAAGTACCATAAATATGTAAAATTGTGTAAATCAAACCGTAATCTAGTGATATCAAAATGAAACCGGTGATCTTAGTATAATCATATATATAATAACCGCGAGTATATTTATTAATTATTGATTTGATACTTGGATCAGTTTCAAGTAGTTTGATATTAACTTCGGATGTATTTTCAAAATATAATAGATTATTCATTTAAATAAATAATTTTAATTTATTTATTTCATTTTTATACAAATATGTTAAAATATCGTCAAATGTTCATTTCATATTTATACAAATATGTTAAAACATCGTCAATTGTTCCAGGTAATTGATCATTATTAATAATATGATATATTGTTTTAACTATCTGATTTGATTTAAATAGTTTTAAAACACAATTAGATAATTGATACATATCATAAGAATAAGTATATACACATGTGGGTATATTTAGTTGTTTGGAAACATTATCATGAATTGGACAAGCAAGTCCAAAATCAATAAAAACGACATCATGATTTGGTAAAACCATAATGTTACCACTATGAATATCAGTATGTAATATACCATATTTATGAATAGTTTTTAATCCTTCCCATAAATTAATTAATAATTTAGGCATATCTGTAATTAAATCTAATTGGTATCCAGTATATATAGTATATCCATCAACATATTCTGTGGCTATATATATTTTTTTTTCATCAATCTTCATTTGATAAAAACATAAAATATATTTGACACACTGATTTGACGATAGATAATTAAGGATAATTCCTTCATTATATCCAGACACATAATCTTGATTATCATAAAAAATAATTATTTTAAGAGCAAAAAATATTTCATATTTAATAGAATATGTTTTATATACTTTCCCATAATCACCCATCCCTAAATATACTGGTTCTGTATAATCATGATTTAATATATCTAAATATATTTGGTTACTCATTTAAATATAATTTTTATTTTTTTTTTAATTTATATAATCAAATATTACATTTGTTTCCAACAATAATACCCAAAACGATTCATTCCAACATTTTGTACATCTATTAACACATCATACCAATAGGTCTGCCATGTTTTTTGTACCAGTGTAACTTGTTTATTTTTAAATATTTTATAAATCTTATATAATCCATAACTTATCATATTTTTACATATTTCAATTGATGTGATATTAATATCACTCCAAAATCTTAATGGAATATATATTAAATATTTAGTAGATTTAATTTGATTATTATTACAATATAATTTCATTACACTATTATGAAGATATTTGAATGAAATAATATGATTATAGACACAATATAATTCAGTAACGCTATTCGGAAGATGTTGAAAAGAATTAATTTGATTATTATCACAATGTAATTTAGTTACACTATTCGGTAGATATTGAAAGGATGTAATTTGATTTTGATTACAATATAATTTAATAATATTATTTGGTAAATATTGAAACGACCTAATTTGATTATAACTACAATCTAATTGTGTAACACTAGTCGGAAGATGTTGAAAACTAGTTATTTGATTATTATTACAATTTAAGTCAATTACACTTTTTGGTAAATATTGAAATGACATTATTTGATTATTAATGCAATATAATTTAATTACACTATTCGGAAGATATTGAAATGACGTTATTTGATTTTTACTACAATATAATTGAGTAATACTATTCGGAAGATATTGAAATGATGTTAATTGATTATTACTACAATATAATTCAGTAATATTATTTGGTATATATTGAAATGTTGTTATTGAATTATCAATACAACTTAATTCAGTTACACTATTCGGAAAATATTGAAATGATGTTATGTTATTACCACCACAATGTAATACAGTTACACTATTCGGAAGATATTGAAATGACGTTATTTGATTATTACTACAATATAATTCAGTTACACTACTTGAAAGATATTGAAATGACTTTATTTGATTAACACCACAATGTAAGACAGTTACACTATTCGGAAGATATTGAAATGAAGTTATCTGATTATTAATACAATATAAGTGAGTGACATTATTTGGAAGATGTTGAAATGAATTTATTTGATTATCACCACAATGTAATACTGTTACACTATTCAGAAGATATTGGAATGAATTTATCTGATTATTATTACAATATAAGTGAGTTATACTATTCGGAATATATTGAAATGACATTAATTGATTATCATCACAATGTAATATAGTTACACTATTTGGAAGATATTTGAATGAAGTTATTTGATTTTTATTACAATGTAATTCAGTAACAGAATTTGGAAGATCTTGAAATGACATTAATTGATTATCATCACAATGTAATATATTTACACTATTCGGAAGATATTTGAATGAAGTTATTTGATTTTTATTACAATGTAATTCAGTAACAGAATTTGGAAGATCTTGAAATGATGTTATTTGATTTTCATTACAATATAATTTAGTAACAGAATTTGGAAGATCTTGAAATGAAATTATCTGATTATTACTAAAATGTAATCCAGTGATAGTATTTGGAAGATGTTGAAATGACTTTATGTGATTATTAATACAATGTACTTCAGTGACAGTATTTGGAAGATTTTGGAATGCAGTTATTTGATCAAAACTTGAAATAATTTTTTTAATTATATGGAACATTTTAAATTTTATTTTAGATATACCAAATCAGTTTTTTTATAAATTTACACAAAATATAATTAATATGATAGTTGAATATACTCAATATTCGATTAACTTATTTACATTTTAAAAAGTAGTCATGATTTAAAATAATTATATATTTATATAAAAAAAAATATGATAAAACTTTATTATTTTAAAATGGATGTTGTTGATATATTTTGGTAAGACGTATCACTAGATGATTTGTTGAGATTATGTGAAACAAATAAAACTTTTTATGAAATTTGCAAAAGATATAATACACGGACATATTTATTGAAACGAGATTTCAATATTATTAATTATAAAATCAAGTATGTAACTGAATATAATTAATATGATGATATAATATACTCAATATTTGATTAACTTATTTACATCTTAAACAGTGGTCATAACTTAAAAAAATATGATAAAACTTTTTTTATTTTAAAACATAAAATAATATGAAATCGAATATATTGGATGTTGTTGATGTATTTTGGTAAGACTTACCACTAAATGATTTATTGAGATTATGTGAAACAAATAAAAATTTTTATGAAATTTGCAAAAGAGATAAAACATTGGCATATTTATTGAACCGAGATTTTAACATTATAAAATTAAGTATGTAACTGAATATATGAAAGTTAAAGCAAAAAATAGGAAATTATATAATATTAATCAAATATGTGAACAAATTGTGTATAGTAAAAATAATGATTTATTATCAATAGAACTGGGTAATTTGATTGAAAATTGTATAGAAATAAAATTAGTAAACATACATCCTATTTTACATTTAAGCTATATTGATATTATGATAACTGAGTATATTTTAACTATAACTGATTTTATTTTAGTAATAAACACACAACTTTATTTATTAAGGTATATACCATATATTTAGTATGTAAATATGTATTAGTATATTGATTATGTTCGAACTAAGTACATTCTTACTATAAATTATAATGATGAATTGATTATCCAAAAAAAATTATAATCAATATATTAATTATAAAACAAATTTTATTTTTGTCAACAATTTATTTAATTAAGTTTATAAATTATCTAGTTGTATTACAAATTGTTTTAAAGAAGATTATATTACACACAAAAATTATTATATAATACTTGATGATGATTATCAACGAATATATCATAAATTTAAGATATAGTTTTTCAAATTTGTTATTTACACAAAACAATAAGTAACTTGATGGGTAAATGAATTTATTGGGAACAATATAATTTAAATATCAATGATATTATTGAAAAATAAGTAACTTGGTGGATAAACGCCTTTAGAAATTTATCGAAAATAAGATAATTTAAATATCAATGATATTATTGAACAATAATTAATTTGATTGTTAAATTATTACTATCTTTTTTATCCGAAACAAGATAATTTAAATATCAATGATATTATTGAACAATAATTAATTTGATTGTTAAATTCTTACTATCTTTTTATCCAAAACAATATAATTTAAATATCAATGATATTATTGAACAATAATTAATTTGATTGTTAAATTCTTACTATCTTTTTATCG